GTCCGTTTCGCTATCCATCTGCTGGGTGACAAATACCTTTCGGAGATCAGCCAGGAGCAGCAAATCGTTGCCAACGAACTGGCGACCGATGAGGGGAATGCCTACTTCCAGAACCTGCTGCAGGCCAAAAATGACGTTGCCGATATTGGCGATCTCAGCCTGCATGCGGAGTGGAAACTGGTGCAGGCCATCAAAGACGTTTTCCCCCAGAACAAAGAACACGAACCCGCGATGCTGGCCGCCTTCATGTCGGGCTGGATTAAAGCCGACGATCGCAATCAGCTGGTTGAGGACTGGAAGAGCGGCAAGCTTCCTGCCAGGGATGAGGCCCCTAAACCCCTGTATGAACATGGCCTGCAGATCAGCGAACACGATACCGGAGGAGCCCACTACCCTGTTTGCAAAATGCCATTCCGCAAACAACTGCTTGCCCAGCTGACGGTGGACGAACTGCGCCACCACATCACCCGCAGCGAGAATGCAGAGCTGCATGCGCTGGAAATGGATACCGACAATGGTTATGTCCAGGACCTGCTGCTCGCCGCTGAAAACTTTGCAGAAGTTAAGGCTTTCGATACCAAAGACCTGTGGCGTTACACGAACGCCATTCGCAAAGTGTTCAGCATGGATAAGCGCCATGAGCTGGGCCTGCTGCTGCAGTTCACTAAAGCCTGGGTAGCCACCCCATATATCGACCGTGGGATCCTTACGCGCGAATGGGCCGCCGGCAACCGCATCAATCACGTGCAGCGCACCGACGCTGGCACTAATGCCGACGGCGGGTACGTAACTGACCGTGGAGAAGGCGCGTATCACACACTGGACACTCTCGATTCCGAGATTGCCTGCGCTCTGCTGCCGATGGATTTCAACTATCGAGAAATCCCCGGCGCCATCGCGCGCCGCGCCAAAGAAATCATCGAGAAAAAAGAAGAGCCATGGAAATCGTGGAGCAAAATTCTGCGCAACCAGCCCGGCATTCTGGCAGTGAACCGCACAGCCATCTTCAACCTGGTACGCATCGCGCCAGAGAATATCCACCTGACTCCTGCTGCGCATCTGGAGTTCGTGAACCGGACGATGACAGCTGAATTTAATGCTGCCGTTGAATTGCTGCCACTACCTGCACCAGTTGAACCTGAAATTGATAGCCAATTTGTTGATGGGCAACTGGCGGCCGAACGCGGCGAATTCGTGGAAGGCATCAGCGACCCAGCCGATCCGAAGTGGGTTAAAGAGGGCCTGACCGCCGCCAGCCAGCCGCAGGTCGAAAACCTCGGTGGCGGCATGTTCTCCATCGAAGGCCTGATGAACGAAAACCAACCAGAAAATGATGACCGTTCACCGGTTAATGAGGAGACCACCAGCGATGTGCAGATGGAAGAGACTGACCCGGCGGAAGGAGAAAGTGTTAACGCGGTTCCAACAGGCGAAAGCGCTGATGCAACTGATCCGCAAACAGATGCCGTAGCTGAGACTGTTTGCACCGGCTGTGGTGGCTGCCCAGACTGTGGCGCCGTGGCTGGAGACGCAACCTATGCAGCGATGGAATCGGGTCTGAAAGAGGAGTTGGAAGAGCTGGGTCCTGATACCTCAAACACGAAAACCATGTTCACGCACCTGATGGTGGATCTCGAAACCATGGGCAAAAAGCCGGGCGCACCGATCGTTTCAATTGGGGCCGTATTCTTTGCCCCGTCCAGCGGGAAAACCGGCGCTGAATTTTACCAGGTGATTAACCTCGAATCATCGATGTCCTTCGGAGCAAGGCCGGACGCCAGCACCATCCTCTGGTGGCTGAAGCAATCGCCGGAAGCACGATCTGCAATCGTGGTGGATGACACGGTCGGTCTGGTGGAAGCGCTGGAGCAGTTCCTCGATTTCATTGCTGAAAACGCGGCTAACGGATCGAGGACTGTTCAGCTCTGGGGGAATGGTAGTTCGTTTGATTGTTCTCTTCTGGAGGCGGCATTCGAGTTGGCCGACACGCCATTCCCGATCCCTCGCTGGAATTATCGGGATGTGCGTACCGTCGTCGAACTGGGCAAAGCTGTTGGGCTGAACTCGCGCTACGACATCCCTTTTGAAGGCGATCAACACAATGCCCTGGCCGACGCCCGCCACCAGGTCAAATACGTATCAGCTATCTGGCAGCGCCTGACAGCAATCTGATTTCAGTTTTTCAGCCAATGGCCCGTTTCTGGGCCATTATGAGGTAAAGCATATGATCCAAATGTTAACTCTCGAAGAATGGGCTGCTGAAAAATACAGAAGCAACCCTCCAAGCGTGTCGACACTTCGACGATATGCAAAACAGAATCAGTTCTCTCCACCAGCAATGAAGCAGGGCCGCTTATGGCGCGTTCGTGAGGATGCTGAGTTGGTAGGGGAACTGGCCGCGCCGGTAGTTAAGAAGAACGACTCCATATTGCTGCAAAGGATTTTGAACGATGGCTGCCAGACCACGTAAAAACAATGTCTCTGTCCCGAACCTTTACCCTCTCTACAGCAGGAAGGTGAACAAGGTTTACTGGCGTTATAAGCATCCAATCACCGGCAAGTTCCATGCGCTGGGCACTGACGAAGTGGAGGCCATTGCGATTGCTACTGAGGCAAACGCGCGTCTGGCAGAACAGAGAACCCGGCAGATTTTGGCGATCAGTGACAGGATCGCCACAAGCAAAGGCAAAGCGATAACGGTTTCAACATGGCTCGACCGATACTGGAAAATTCAGGAAGAGCGCCTGGCTTCAGGTGACATTAAATTAAACACATTCAAACAAAAAAATAAGCCAGCGGCTCTTCTGCGTGAACGTGTTGGTATGAAATTGTTGCCATCCGTTGATGTACGCGATATCGCCCAAATTCTTGATGAATATATTGCGGCGGGTCAGGCGAGAATGGCTCAGGTTATTCGAACCGTTTTGGTCGATATATTTAAAGAGGCGCAACACGCAGGTGAAGTTCCCCCGGGTTACGATCCTGCGTCAGCCACTAAAAAGCCCAGACGTAGAATCACCCGGCAGCGACTTAGCCTTGAGGAATGGCAGCGGATATTCGAGATTGCAGACGCCAACCACCAATATATGGGTAACGCTATGCTGCTGGCTTTGGTAACCGGCCAACGCCTGGGTGATATTTCGAGGATGAAATTTAGCGATGTCTGGGATGACCAGTTGCACATTATTCAGGAGAAAACAGGAAGCAAAATCGCGATCCCGTTATCGCTCCGCCTGAACGCCATCAACTGGAGTTTGCGGGATGTTATATCGCGCTGTCGTGATTATGCGGTTAGCCCTTACCTAGTCCATTTTTTCAGGGCAACGTCGCAAGCAGAGCGTGGAGCCCAGGTTAAAGCGAACACGCTCACAATGAATTTTAGTAAGGCCCGGGATAAGGCAGGGATCGACTGGAGGGAAGGAACGCCGGCGACATTCCATGAGCAGCGATCGCTATCGGAACGTCTTTATAAGGAACAGGGAATTGATACTAAAAAGTTGCTCGGCCACAAGTCACAGCAGCAGACCGATCGCTACAACGACGACCGCGGGAAGGACTGGACGACAATCGCGATATAGGATTTTGGGGAGGGGTTTTGATAACTTGTTTTGATAAAATTTTGATAACCGTTCGAAATCTAATAATAAAAAACGGGAACCAACAGGCTCCCGTTTGCATAACACCCGAAATACGGATTACATGTTTTCGATGATCGCGTCACCAAACTCTGAACATTTCAGCAGCTTAGCGCCTTCCATCAGACGTTCGAAGTCATAGGTCACGGTTTTGTTGTTGATCGCGCCTTCCATGCCTTTAACGATCAGGTCTGCGGCTTCGAACCATTCCA